TCCAACTCCCGATTAAGGAAGGCCGACAGGGCCTGCTTAGATACGGTCACGTTCTTTTCTTAGCTTCAATTTCGTCCCAATACGTTTGTGGGCTGCCGAACCGTACAGCATCGATGGCGAATTGCCCGCTGGCATAGGCCTGTGTGATTATAACTGTCTGCCCGCTACGTTCATCCCGTGCCTTGACAGCAAACAATCTGGCCAACCCCATTTCCTTCTCTTCTTTTGTTTGGTTATACGAAAGTATATTGTCGGAGATACCAGCCTTGCTGTAATCCTCTGCAAAATGTTTCATAGTTAGCAGCCGCGCGTCCTCTCCCTGCCTGTTGCTTTGCGACGCCGTGGCCACTGCTATGTTCTTCTCCACTGCTATACCACGCAGATCCTTGTACACTCGGCCTGTGTCTATCCTCAAGTTTGCCGAGTCAATTTTCATGAGGTCAGCATAGTCAACAATAAGCAGGTCGGGAATAAACCCGTCCTCCTGCTCTACCATTTCGAGGAACGCATGCAGGCCGTCAGTTGTTAGTTGGTTGGTAGGGAATTGCTTTATGAGTATGCGTTTAAATTTGTCACCAAAGTGAGTGGCCGCACGGGTTTTCAATCTCGCCTGGGTCTTCTTATCAATGAGGCTCGGTCGCTTTCGGAAACGTTTAAAGCTAAGGCCGACGAAGCGATGGTGTCGATCTTGCTTTATTACTGGCACCGCAAAACTCTCTGGCCGCCTGGTCATTGCAAAGAAGGATTGGACATAACGCCGCGCTACCTTCTGTTCGCTCATCTCCAATGTAATATGCAGGACTCGCTTCCGCTGCAAGGCCGCGTACTTTCCTATGGACTGTAGCCACCATGTCTTGCCCCTGTTCGGCGTTGACATAACTGTGAACAATTCCCCTGGTGCGGGGCAGAGGCCGTCATCGTCGAAGGGCCTAATACCTGTGCGGATAAGATGCTCTTGCGTTTCGTACAGGTCGGCCGACTCGATTGCTTCCGCTACTGTGAGACCAGGTTCAAATACTGATATTCGTTTCTTAAGTCCGTCCAGCAGTATTCGTTCGGCCGTGTCGGCGTGACCTGCTTGTAATTCCTCAGCCGCAAGCGTTATAGATTGTCGGAGCGACTGTTGCTTTACAAATCGGCCTAGCTCGTCCAGGATGTATTTGCGGTTGATGCTTTCCGCTGTGCTGTGCAGATCGTTGAGGGCCTCCGAGTACATCCGCACCTCGGCCCGCTTTGTACTCTGCAGATACTCCTCAAGCAGGTCCGGCAAGTGATCGCCCGCTGCTCGTTTGTACTTGCGAAAGTATGCTATCGCTCGGTCAGCAATGTTGCGGTAGACTTGCGACTCAAACAATGCTGTATCAACTGCCGCAATTATTATAGGGCAGGCCTCAGCATCGAAACAAAGTAGCGTCAGGATGTTTTCCTGTAGCGCGCCGGTGAACTTTGCGTTGCGGGAAGCCACTACTTCGAGAACCTCATGAACGCGGTATGGAACTCATCCTTAAACTTTATCCCGTAGCGATCACACTCCTTTGAGAAACGGTCGGCCTTGTATTTGATTGGTAAGCAACGCGGAAGGCTAGGCCGTTCTACTAAGGGAAACGGAAACGTGGCGAGGGCTGTCGTCAATGCCAACTGCTGGCGCCGGACGCGCCACCTCAACCAAACAGCCTCGTCAGTAATTCCCTCCGACACAACCTTGTAGGCTGTCTTATCTCCCACGCCTTTAATCCCAGCCACCCCGTTGTGACTTCCCTTAAGAGCAACACATCTAGGCCAGTCCTCCGGCGAGATGTTAGGCCAGTCTGTAAAGAAATCTTTTATCCCGTACAGGCCTCCTGTCTTGGCAAGGAAAACTCGACCATTCAGTAACTGGTACAGGTCCGAGTCGTTAGACATTATTATGATGTTTTGGAAGGCCTCTGAAAACTTGCAGAACTCCCCAATCATATCGTCGGCCTCCATGCCGATCCCTTGTGCCGTGGGGATTTTAAAACGTTTGATGAATTTCAAAATCTGCTTGCGAGCGATTGCCACTTGCATTAGACCGTCGTCATCTATTGAAGACTTGATGCGGTCGGCTTTGTACTCCGGGTAGAACTTTGATCGGAGGTAAGGCTTGTTGTCGTGGCACACTACAATGCGGCCACAGCCATATCGGTTTGCTGTGCTGGAAACCATATCAATAAAACCATACACGCCTCCTGTAAACGTGCCGCCGTGGGATAGGCCTTGGTGTGCAAACACAGATCGGTAGAGTAGATTGTTGAAGTCCACCAGCAACAGTGTTTTCTTTTTCATTTGTTGCGCTTCATCTTTATCCTATACTCGGCCTTGGTCAGCGGAAAACTCTCTGCCTTCCTAGCGTTGATCTCGAAGGAGACATTTTCATAGCCCTTGCGCCAGTGCTGCCACCAGTATGAAATGTGATACCGAATATAGCCGTCGTGCCGGATGTCATAGGCATGTTGTAACTCGTGCCGGAATATCCAGTCGGGGCAGGCGGCCTTGGTATCCCTAAACAACAAGAACGGATAAAAGATACGGCCTCGGAAACCGCCCATCATCCACTTAGGTGCTTTGTACTTGATTCTCAGTTTCATCCCCACTCCTTATGCGCCGCAGATATTCCTCACGGCCTAGTGTGCGTTTCGTAAAGTCAACGCCCGTGTCTTCTTCGGTCCTCACATCTTCGGGCCAGATGTACTTTTGCATTTGCATATTAAGGCCGACGCCAATTTGTGGCAGGCCTAGTGCTCGCATCTTGTGTACCAGCATCTCAGGCTCGATATGATTGTGCGAGGGTGAGAAGTACATGCGAGCGCCAAACATTCGTTGCTTGTTTAACCAGTGTGCCATGCTGCTGGCCTCGTGCAAGTCATCTGAACTGTCGATGACAAACTTAACAACGTCGCCGTGGCGGAGGTTGGCAAAGTGGTCAGGGTCCATCTCGCCCTTAAACTGTGACGACTTGAGTTTGTAATCCACTACGAAGGACAAGTTTTGAAAGCTGAGGTTGAGCGTAGGCCAACCGTTTTTGAAACCCTCCCTGAAAAGTATTGTGTCCTGTGTGCCTGCCGTCTCCACTGTTACGTGGTAGCCCTTGTCTATCAGCAAACGCATGAACAGGTACAAAGCCACCCAGTCTTGTTCCAAAGGTTCGCCGCCTGTCAACGTTACTTTGCGAACCTTCTCAGCCCTGTTCTTCCTCAATACATCCTCCAAGACCTCTAGCAGTTCGGATGCGTAGAATTCCTCGCCTCCCTTGTTGCTCCAGCTATACTTTGTGTCGCACCAGTGGCAGCCGACAGTACAACCGCGCGTCCGTACAAACACAGACCAGATGCCGGTACCATATACATTGGCCTCACCGTCGATGGTTAAGAATACTGAAAGGATACCAAGCTTGGTGTTGTCTTTCATGTCGTGCCCTCACGTTAAGAAAATAGGTCTAGTCTCTCCCAGTGTCACGCATAGTTTGCGGTCTATGACTCCGCCAGGCCCGCGTTCGCCTGTTCCTTGTGAGGGCGATCACTTGGAATTCTTTCCTCGTTTTCATTTTATCAAACACGCAGACGAGGTCAACTGCGCTCACCCCGCGGGGTTAGGTTCTTACCTCGGCCGTACCTGCCGAGTCTGTTTCCCTGTCGCAGTCCTACCCCTCTTTGTAGTCTTGCGAACATTTGCCGATCCCAACACTTGGGAACTAGCAAAGATACCACCGGCTACCCAGGCCGCACGTACTTCCTTGTCCTTGTGCTTGCTGAAATACAAAGGCCAGCTAGAAATCTGTGCTGGCACCTTAGCCTTCCGTTTCCGTCCCTTGTTAACTATACGGAGCAACTTGTTGAAACGGTTTTGCAGTGCCAACACCGTCTTCTCAAGCTTGGTCTTCAACGAGGCCTGCCCGAGTGTAGCGGCCACTTTCTTAGTACCCGCTTTGCTCTTCGCAGCTTTCTTAGCCTGCGCCTTTTGCTTGCGTTTGTCTCCCTTACTCTTCTTCGTGATAGCAAGGGCAAGTCCCACGGACAGTTTTTTGGACTTGACTGCCGCGCGCACATCGGGGTGGGCAGAGATCAGCGTCAGCCGATCCTTAACCAGCCGAAGCGACTTGCCAGTAGCCACTGATATTTGACGCGGAGTCCAGCTGCCCTTTATGAGGCGCCTAAATGCATCGGCCTCCTCTACAGGGGCGAGCGGTTTGCCGTCGTTCATTATCAATGCGAGGGTTAGCAAGTCCTCCTCAGTCTTCTTACCCTCATCCACCAATGCCGGGATGGCATCCAACGCAAGCTTGAGGACAGCCGTGAGGCGCCGCTCTCCATCCACCAGCTCGTAGTGCTTGCCAACCTTCCGTACTTTGATCGGCTGCTGCACCCCGTTCTTTTTGATGGACTTCATTAGCTCGGCAATGTCGCCTTTGTCAATGCGGGGATTGAAGCCCTCGTTGACAACGATGTTGGCTGGGTTGAGCAACAACATTTGACGCTTGCCTACTACAACCTTGCCGACGATCTTCTTCTCGACCTTTTTGCTGGCCACCTTTGCCTCACGCTTCTTCTGTGCTGCGCTTGGCGCCTTTTTCTTGCTGACCTTTTTCTTCGACGCCTTTTTCTTCGACGCCTTCTTGGCACCCTTCTTCAAGTCCTTAGCAAGCGCGGCCATTCCCTTTTCGGAATTGTCCGCCCCTTGCTTCTTCACAGATACCTTCTTCTTGCTTGTCTTCTTTGTAGCCATAATCCTACTCCAAGTTGTTGGCCCACATTGATCGTAGAGCTATACACCCTACCTTCCCTAAAGTTCTTCCCACTCGATCCCGTTAGTACGACGACTAGGAATAACCACCTCGTCCTCATTGCGAGAAAGTAGCAAGCCGATACAGTCCGCCTTATTAACGTATGCAGTTGCAAGTACCGGTCCTCCTTGCCTAGCAAACCGAGTCGCAAACCACGCTGCTCGGCCTTTGTCTAACGTCCACGAGAATCCCAAATAGTGGCTGTCTCTCTCCTCCTCAGTAGTACCACGATATATTTCCAACTCGTCCGGTAACTTCTTCCAAGCAGACCGCTCGGCAGGATTCATAAACAGTTTCCGATCACGACGGCTGGACGTTAACAGTTCCCACCAGTCGATGCGATTGGAATATATGTTCTCGGAATCTATCCACACCTCCCTAAGCAAAGACCAGTACTGCTTGTCTACCATGTTGTCCTGTATTTCGAGGAAGGCGTGAACACGCCACGGCCTCTCATACAGGAACACATACGTTGACCACTTGTTGGCCGCCATAGCTTCAGCGACCGCCCGTTGTTTACTTTCCAGCAAACGATTGAGGCGCAGGGCCTCAGCGTCAGTATCGAAAAACGGCACCGCGTAGACTAACGGGTGCCGTATCATCGGCCACTGTGCTTCCTGGAAGTATTGCGACAATTCCAATTTCAACTTTGTCATGATAGATCGTCTCCCAGTCCAAAACGCGGCCTGCCTGCTATAGGAAAGGCCTCGTCTTGATCAAGATTTTCCTGTCTACCGCAAAAGTAATCCGCGGCGTAGTTGGCCAGCTTACTCCTTTCCTCCTGATCAATAAGTGGGAAAAGATCGCTCGCCCTGTCGGCCGCGTAATCATAAATACTATCCCTGTCTGTCTCGTCAGGATCCCTGTAAAGGCCTCCCTCCGAAGACAGATCAATCAGATCAGGAATGCATCCTTCGATAAAACTAAGAAACCTTTGCCTCACGGCCGAGGTCACCTCTGTTGCTTTGCTCCGTTCCATAGTGTTGCCCTCAGTAAGAACCATCTTCATCAAATCGCACAGTCGATACCACGTGTGGGTGGCCATCCTCGTGCGCTTCCATTGCGAGGTCCCGACTCTGCAGCCGTATTTCCTCGCGCTCTTCTTCCGTTACTGGATGCAAGCTAAACGGGCCATCGGCCCATGCGTTGATCTCATAGTACAGCTTCTCCAGTCCTGCCAGCGTGGCCTCACACTTATGCATGTGACCACTGTACTGTACACAATCACAATCCATGCCAGACTCAGTAACCCACATCATACCAGTGCCCGTAATGCGACACTCCTCAATGCGGATGACCTGCTCCCAGCGCCTCGACAACGTCCTATGAATGTTGCCGTCATACTTACTGGCCAGCCAGCTGTTAGCGGCCCACAACCCAACTGTGTCACGGTTGGTAAACTGTGGGAACTTGTTCGCGCTAATTATCCGCGCGATTTCTACTTGGTCTTTTCTCAATAACATGGTCGTGCCTCCTCAGCTTCCTTCCACTGGTCCACAGTAATCTGGATCCACTGTCGAAATCCAGTTTCGTTAAAGTCTCGCAAATGACACGAGGCCATGTAATCCGACCCGCCAAAATTCTTCGGGTCGGTCGTACACCAAAGCTTCAGGTGTTTGTCCCACCAGAAGTTTGCGCCGAGTTCTTCGGCAATCTCTTTCGCTTGTTTCGGTTTCATAGTAATGCCCTCACTATTGTTTCAATATCCCAGGGTGCCTGGGTTGATGGTGGCCGCGAACGCGCGGTCTTCGATCAGCGGGTTGAGCTGATTGTACAAACGGACACAAGTGCCCAAACAGTACAATCCGAACGTGCCCGACAGTGATGCCCCGTAGAACTCGCGTATCTCCTCCTGTGTGTTGAGGTAGACGCGGGTTTTGTGTGGGGACCGCTGTATGAGCTCCACTATATGCAAGGCGCCCCTGTCGTACGGACTGAGGCGGGCTCCGTCATCGCTCGCATCGACGCCTTTCTTGTACTGTCCATTCTCCACACTGTGGTGGACAGTACCCTCGGCTGCTATGTGGTCCTCATAACTGCCGTATTCGCATTGCTCGAGCTCGTCAAGCTGGACCGAGCGCATGTTGATTACTACTGGATAATCAATATCCATTCCGTACTCCTAGTCCTTTTGAGACTCTCGTATAAAGGTAGCCCAACCCAGCAGGTGAGATGCCAACTGAACTGCCTGATCGGGATTCATGTAATCCGCCAAGTCTTCCAGGTAGCATACATCCTTGTCCTCGGGCGTAAGACCTGCCCGTACTGCACCGTAGGGCCCGTTTTGCCATGTGTAATCGTTGGCGTCCGGATTGTCCGGGTTAACTTTGCTCTGTGTCATACTCGTTCTCCTGTAATGTATTCATCAACAATGCGGCAAGACCGCTCCGACGAAATGTGTCGGGTGGCATGCTGCTTTGCAAGCTTGGTTATATCCTCCCGAGTCAGCTGGCCGTTCGCGTCAATAATTGCTTCCGCGTACGGCTCAATCTGCTCGGCCACTTCTTTCAGTCCTGCCTCACTCATTCTAAATCCCATGTCGTTCTCCTATACCTTGTTGACTAAACTATACGTGATTGGATACCGCTCGCCATCAATAATAAACAATGGCAGGCGGGCCAGCGGTTGGCTAGATGTAGTAAGTACCTCCAGCACTTGCATCGGCTTTACTATGCCGATCGAAGGACCTGTCACCAGGTCCCCTTGCCTTACGAACTGTGCTTCTCCCTTTGTCATGCTGCCTCCTGTGCTTCGTACTCGGCCTGACGCTTTGCTGCAAGCTCAGGTACCAAATGCTCAACTGCAAAGGCGCTCAATCGCGAGGCCTTAAATATAAGTTGAGTGTCGTTCTTCAATGCCTTGATCCAACTTTGCACGTAGCTTGCATGGTTCGGCATCTCACTGCTGACCTGGTGCAAGTTGCAAAGCATGGCAGCGCCAATCTCTGCTACCAGT